CCTGCATCACCCCATTGCATAAACATTAACACTTTATCCCCTGGTTGTAATATCAACTGAATAGGAATGTCAAAATTCCAATCTTGAGAAACTCGTGGGGTAGTGCATAAAGATGCAGTCGTTGCATAAGGATAATACCTTTGCGTTTCCGTTCCTGATTCATTTAATACCTGAACAGAAAAAACAATATTGGCAGTCGATGATCCAGAAATGCCTAAAACCCATCCAAAACCACCACTTGCCTTAATATTGAAATTTAAAGTTCTTTCAAATTCTGAATTATTAACGAAACAGACATTAGTAAGTGTATACGCTGATCCTGTCGGGTCTTTAGTATCTCCAAATGCCCCTCTAAAATCTGAATTTCTCCAATAAATAGGAAGGATTGTTGCAAAGTCTTCTATCCTCCAACCAATTCCAGAACCATAAAAAATTGTAGATAATTGTTCTGAATAATTGGAACCATTCGCAGCCAAATACAACTCTTGAGTATGCAGTCTTACATTATCGAAATCAATTGGATCAATTGCTACCTCATCAAGATTTTTAATGGTCAAAAGGTCAATCTCGACATCCTGCCGGGTTAAGAAGTTTTCCCGAAATGGGTCTTCAACTATTCCAACAGTAATCTCATATCCATTTGTATCGCAGGTATTCTTTTCCGAATAAACGGCCATATTGACGAACCCATTGAACTCATAGTTCTGGCCTTGTATAAGCGTGTCAGAGGTGATTCTAAACGGGATGTCATCGTTTATAAACCCTGAATCAAAGAACCCTTTCAGGATGTTTGCAGCCTTTCCTATAAAGGCAATCTCGGTGGTAAATGGCTGATCAATGCCGTGATTTTCTAGCCTCTTGGCGGTAAACTCGATGGCATCAAAACCAATCGGTTCAGCTACCTCGATATTGTTAAGATAAAACTTCCATCCTGCCATAGGACAAAGGTAAATAAAAAAGCCTCTCATTTCTGAAAGGCTTTTTTGGGGCGGATACTTAATAGCGCAAACTTATCTTTTCCCTTCTTCGATAGTTGTATATTTCTTCAATTAATGATATGTACTGATTGACATCATTACATACTTGAAGGGCAGTTGGTTGAGTTTTTAACTTTTGTAAAAATTCAGTAAATTCAAATTGTTGCTTTTTAAATAATCTACCCATAGCATAAACAAACCATCTCATTTTATATTGCGGAAAGTACGCTCCACATAAGTGAAGCTTATCCATCATAGATTCGGATTCATTTAAGTCTTTGATTTTAAACTGGCCTGAATTAAACTTTTTAACCATTTCCCCATTTTCAGTTCCTGATAAAATGTACATTGCTATCTGAGCGTTTATTTCGTGCTTATCCAAGAATTTGCGAAACTCAAGATATTCAGGATATTGTAAATTACAGTATCCCTCTAAATAATCGGCAGAACTCCAATTTTTTGAATTTTGGTTTAAAATATGAACTTCGTTTAAACCATACCCTTGGCAAATAATGTAATAAAGAGGAAGCCCTAACTCTTTAATAACTTCAAATCTGTGCTGACCATCAATGATTTCATAATTTTGATTTACTATTATTACAGTAAATAAATACATTTCGGCCATTGATTTTTTTAGCCTATTAATGTGAAGCAAATTTTTATTCCTATTGCCTTCAATAGACCTAAAAAGCGAATAATCTCTTGTAGTGTGAACGTGACTAAAATAGTCATTGGTTCGTTTTGTTTCAGACATTTGTTGGTTTGTTTTAATTTGCAACAAAACTAATCAAAGAAATTAAATAATGAAAATATTATGCAACAAAAAACCCGACCTTATGAGTCGGGATTTTTGAACAAACGAAGAAACAAAAAATATAGGCTGAAAAACCTTTTGCAAAGATAGCAACAAAATTAACTACTAAACCTATTATTTAAAATTGTTGTTTCTCTCGATTTAGTTTGAATCTTTTTCGTGAAGCCTCTCTCGTCCATCGTCAAGGATGTTATAGGTAGCTTTGAAAGTGTGTTTTCAATGCTAATCAATCTTTCCACTAACTGCCCATTTCCAGAGTCACCACGAGACTGGTTCATCATCTTGGAACCCATAAACCTTTCAGCTTTTATCACGTCTTTATTCGGGATTACCTGCGATCCTTTAGGTAAGTCCACCAATGTGGCAACACCAGGTGTTTCGTACACTTGGCCCGATGTAGTCACCACCCACTCTTTACCAATCTCACCAACGATGGCCTTACCACCCTTGAATGGCTTACCTTTCGTTCCTTCGGCAAATTCTGGGACTGGTTGAGCGAGGATGAAACCTATCTGAGCGGCTGCGGTTGCTGCTGCGGCAATAGCCAACGGTATTGTTACAGCTGCTGCCGCATATTTAGCAACAATAGGAGCCGTGTTAAAAACCACGTTTGCAACTGCTTGTAATTGATTGGCACGAAATTGTTTTTTTTGATATTCCTTTTCCGCTTGAGCCCTTTTTTCTTCGATTTCTGTCTGTTTCTGGACATTATCACCTGCCAATCTTAACTCCTCATCATAGCCTTTCATTTTTTGCTTAAAGGCATTCTGATCGTATTGACTTTGGAGGTCAAAAAGTGCGTTAGCAGAATTTACTGCAAGATCATATGTTTGCTTTGTCAACTCTTGATCTACCTGCTTTTTTAATTGAATCCTTTTTTCCTCTTTTTTTAATTGCTCATCTCTTTGACGATCTAACTCGTCCATCATATCTTTATTATCCTTTACGGTTTTATCCATTGATTCTTTCCTGGCTTTTTCAATGTCTGCCTCCGTTGTAGTAGTAGCTTTATAGCGATCCATTAGTGCAGCCTTTTCCAATTGCTCTAAATCTTTTGCCGCTTTTTCTCCTTGTGCTTTTGTCAAATCAATGTCTTCCTTTTTAAACTTTAAACCTTGATTGATAAAATCTAATTGTAATTTAAGTTTTGCCTCATACAATGATTTTTCTGCGGCTAATTGGCCTTCTGGACTATCTTGCTCTAGCTTCCTTATTTCAGTAAGGATATTTAATAGTTCAAGTCTTTTAGAATATTCTTTTTGTAATTCAGCCTGTTTCTTGGCCAATGCTTTGGCTTCGGCTTCTGCCTGTGCTTTTTTCTGTTTTTCAATGTCAAGCAATTGATTAGCCGTTTGCAAAGCCCCTTCTGACCTTAGTTTTATTTGGTCTTCTGCGGCAGCCATTGAACCTGTAAGCCCTGCTAAAGTTTCGCTAAGAGATAGTATCTGTTTTTCAGCTTCTACAACCCCACCTGTTTTAACATTACCAAAAATTCCAGAACTTCCCTCCTCAACCTTTTTACGTTGCACTGATATTGCGTCTTGTATTTCTTTGATTCGGGCTTGCCTTCTTTCAATAAACTCACTTAACTGATCATCCGTATATGTAAGAAGTTCATCCTGATACACTTTATAGGTTTCAAGTTCCCCTGCTGCAAACCTTTCACTATCCGACCTTGCTCCACCAAAAATTTTATTGATACCATCCATAAATTGGGATGTTGTATTAAGTGCTTCGGTCAGAACTGGTCCTAAAAGTGTTCCTATTTTATTAAGAAATCCATCCCAAGCATCACCTAAATTGTTTACCTTTCCTCCAAGGGTATCCGATACTGCGGCTGCTGATCCTGCGACACCTGTATAATCACCAAGCCCAACTAAATACTCACGAATTGCAGCATTATTATTTTTAACCTGGGTTTCGACACCTTTAAATGTAAATATTACTTGATCACCTGCTTTTTGAGCCCTTACTCCAAATTCTTTTAATCTTTCAAATTCACCTACCTGAGCATCTATAATTGCCTCAGCTAATTGGTCAAATGATTTACCAGTTGAGGATGCCAAATCTCCTAACTTACGCATTTGGTCAATTGTTGGCGTAAATCCTTGATTTGCTAGCTTTACAAATGAGGCGGTTAATTCACTAACGGCGAAAGGGGTTGTTTTTGCAAACTCCTTTATGTTATCAAGTGCCATTGATGCAGCTGCACCGCTCCCCAATGTATTTTTCAATACTGCCGAAAGCTTTTGGAATTCAGCCGTTACATTAAAAACCTGTTTACCAAATGATACAACTGCTGCAATTGAAAATGCCCCGGCCAATAGTGGTCCAAGTTTAATGGCAGAGCCGCCAATGTTATTCATTCCACCTGAAACCTTATCGGTTGCTTTCTTTCCTTCCTTTCCGGTTTTTTCTAATTCATCAGCTAATTTTTTAGCATTTGCAATTGCATCTTTTTCGGCTTGGCTTAATTTGTCAAACTCATCTTTGGCTTTTTTTACATCACCTTCCCTAATGATGTATTCGACAACAATCTGATTAGTACTTAAAGTACTCATTTTTTCGCATTGGTTTTTTGTTCTTTAAGTGTTGCTAACCAATGCGAATACATCAGGTAGTAAGTGTAGAGTGGTTGTTCGACCAGTCGAGAAAGGTCCGTTCCCATTCCTTTTGCAAAGCTAAGATTTTCCGAGTATCTAGATTTGAATCTTCTAAGGCTAACAATGTAATATGATGCTCTAACATCTTTAAATTCATCAGAGTTTCCCCCTGTAAAAAGGTGGTCAAACTCTTCTGTAATTCTTCGCCAGTACTCAGATATTGACTTTGCGGCAGATTCAAAAAAAAAGTAGGCACATCAGCATTTTTAGCCCAATGTTCGATCTTGTTCTTGTTATAGAGATGCTGATAATCGAATGGATTCTCGACCTCGTCAAAGTACTTTACCGTTGCTAGCTTAACCTGAATCTGGATCGATATTGCTAGTTCTTTACGTTCTTTAAGCCGAGCGTTCAGGATGCCTATTTCGATTAGCTTCTTGTTGATCTTGATCTTTTCCGATTCAAGAACCGAATCAACGGCCTTACAATGGCTATCTAAGTAGATTGGATTGATTGCCGCATCTAACTCCCGGTAGATGTCGATGGCTGCGTGCATTCGCTCGTAAGGGATGTTAATGTCGTGATCGAAACAGAAGTAGTTCCTGTTGCCAGAACGAAAGGCGAACCTTATCTTATCCCAATGCTTACGTTCTGCCGTGCCATTGTAGCTAGGCACATCACTTTCTACCTCGACAACTTGTCGAGTATCGCTTGCCACATTTGTAGCACTCCAAAATTTAAGCCTATTCCAATTAATACCCATCCAATTAAATTTTCCTTCGGGCAAATATCGCATAAAAAAAACATCAAAAGGAATACCCAGGTATTTTGGCAGAAGATGCAAAGGGCTAACGGTTTCGAAACCCACTCAGGAAGCCTCTGCACTTGGTCGTAGTACCACTTTCCAATCGGATGGTGATCATAGCAAAAGGAAAGGAAACAGGACACCATTGCGGCTGATATGGCCGTGAAAACCGTGAAGAAAAGCATACTACTTTTTTGGTAATTGTTTAGTCGGCTTCAAAGGAGTAGCCGTCTGTTTCGGCTTTTGGTTGATTGTTTTGGCTTGGGCCATCTGAATCTGTTTTTGTCTGCAAGCTGCACACGCCATAGGTTTTTAATTTAAAGGTTGATTAATAGTTCTGCGGCAATTCATTATAAAAAGCATTCACAAAGGCCACGGTTTCATCGATCGATCCTGAGGCCACAGTAAATGAGATGCAATTATACGTCTTGCCATCCAGAGCAACAAAGTATAATTCTTGCAAGGATGGATTGAAGAAGCTGATTTGATAAGGCCCACCGTAGGGCGAAAAGAACCCTTGCGGAATCAATGTATTATCCAAATCAATCTGAATGTGCGTACCACCGATGACCTCAGAGGTTTGGTAAGTGATATGGTTCTGACCGTTGCCGATCCTGATCTTAACCGTTTCATCTGCATATCCAATCGGCAGATAAACCAGGAGGGTTTCAAAGCAGGAGATCAAAGGATCGCAGATGGAATAACAGGTCTGGCAGCAAGAATTATTCATTATTCAATTTCGTAATCGGTGGCAATTTCACTAAAATTTGTGAAAACAAAATACCTGAATTCATCGAGGCTATGCGAAAGGTTCGGATTCTTCAGTTTCCAAGGATCGAGACTTCCTTTCCGATCGACTTGGGCTTGCTTTAAGTCTTCAATCAATAGATCGTTTTCCTCGGCAATCCTGACGTTACACCGCTGCAGGACCATATTGGTAATCACCCTAGATTGGATGTGTGAAGGGTTCGCAGGTGCTACCTGAATCTGCATATCATTTAGCTGAAGGTGCGATTTGATAGCCGTATATGCACTAATATTATCCGATGTAAAGGCTGACTTGTTTTGGCCGGAGGCATCCCCATTAATGATGAACTTTGCCTTTGGGAATTCAGCCTTTATCGTTTCACAAAGGATTTTCAAATCCCCGATTCGGTAGGTCTTGATCTTGTTTATCGTGGCGTAATACTTTTGGCCCTTGATATTCTTCAGGAACTGGTACACACCACAAGTGTTGGTCACGTTAAAGTCAAATGATAGGTATATCTCAAACTGAGGGTTAATGTTGATCTTGCCCTTAATAACGTGTTTCTCTGCCTCGAAAGAATAGGCAAAGGTCGAATCAATATCCTCTACTCCCCAATCCCCCAACGCCCAGACCTTGTACCTTCTCTCGCCTTCCATCCCGTGACCTTTGATCCTTAAAAGGCGTTCGTGTAGGGCTTCCCGGTCGATGGTGTAGTTATCCCAAAAGGTAGACTTATGGAAGATGCAGTCGGGCTTATCCTTGTTTTCATCCACTTCCCTCTTCAGCCAATGGTTGATCGATTCAGGATTCCAATCCATTATGAGTGATATAGGAACCCCTGTTTCCCCTCGAAGGGTTGTGTCGATGTAATCAACATCTTCCCGGGTGAATTGGTTCGCCTCGTTTAACCAGGCAATGTTAGCCCCTTCAACACCCTTACCCTTCTCTGCCTTGTCCATCCCTAACCCCCTGAACCAGTTACCCGTGTGCTTGTTGATTATTTCAAAGTGATTCTTTCGGATGATAAAATCATTTTTAAAGTTCTTATAAATCAGGTTAGTCAAGAGGGTAAAGGTAGAACCTTCAATGTCTGAATAAACCTTTCTTGAATGAATTACATTGAACTGGTAAGGTTGAAAGGAGTGATAGATTAGCTTTCGAGCAATGTTGTGGCTCTTGGCCGATTGCCGAGTCCCGTAATGGCCTTCCTTCGTGTATAAGGTCTCTACGAAAGGCCAGTACCACCGAAGCCAGTAATTACGTTCGAAATTATAGTGCATACGCTAAATTGATACGGGTGCAATGTTAGCACATCAGGAGTTATTCACTCGGTGGTGTTGGGCCTGAGATGGTCACGGTTAATGTCGATGGTGTTTCAATCGGTTGGGCTGCTTTGCCATAAGCCCGATCCAGAAGCAACTCAGCAGCCCTTACATCGCCTTTAATAGCCTTGTTGCGTATTGCCATCAGGATGGCTTCAGCTGCGGTCTTGCCGTCCTTTTCATCGCCTAAAACATTGGCCAATAGTTCCCGAAGTTCAGGGATCTTTTTAGGTCGGCCCTTAGGGTTTCCAGACTGACCTTTGGGTATTTTCCTACCATCATGCGGAAATGCCATCTTGCGTTTGTTTTACGTCTGTTTTCAAATAAGCCTCTCCATTGCGTTTAATGACCAGATTCGGGTCAAGTTTCAGCATCCTGTCCACTATGACTTGGCAGTATTTTGGGTCTAATTCCATGCCATAACACTTGCGTTTAAGTTGGTGTGCGGCAACCATTGTTGAACCAGAACCTAAAAATAAATCTAATACTAATTCGTTTTGATTAGTAATGTTTTCTATTGCCATTGCAGATAATTCAATAGGTTTTTGAGTAGGGTGTAAATATTTTGTACTTCCATCTTTTCCAACACTCCAAACACTACCAAGTCTTTTGCCTTTTATTTCTGCTCCCCTATGATAAACCAATGCAACTTCAAAGTCTGTTAAAAATGTTTTTTTTAAATCGCCAATACCACCTCCTCCTTTATTCCAAACTATTAAATTTGATAACTCTCCAATTGGTTCGCAAAATTCAATCCATTGTTTTAATACTTTCCAACTTGTCCAAACAAATACAAATCCTTTTGAAAATAATGGTAAATTATTAATCCATTCCGTTATAAATACATTGTCATTTTCCAATACATCAAACTTTTCACTTTTAGTTCGCATATTTGATTGATAGCTTACTCCATACGGAGGATCTGTAAATACTAATTCAGCCTTTTGCCCATCCATCAACCTTGCCACCGCATCGCTATCCGTACTATCCCCACAAAGTAATCGATGCTCACCTATCTCGAACAAATCACCCAATACAATATCCGTTTCAATTCCCCCTTCAGGCACTACAAAATCATCTTCTTCAGCTTCTGGCTCTTCTATAAAACCTGGCACATCCAAACCCCACTTATCAAGATCAGCAGCCTCCCATTCATTTGCAAGGTCTTCCCATGAGTGTTCACCAAAGGCAACATTATCTTTTATGGTGTATGCCTTTAGCTTTTCCACGCTTGTGTCCTTTGGCAATATCTTCGTTGGCACTTCTTTTACTCCAAGTTCTTGCAAAGCCTTTAGTCGCATATTTCCGCAAATTACAACCAGTTCCCCGTTATTATCATAAGCAATAACCTCACGAAGTTCCAACATTTCGGGGTCGTCTTGGAGTGACTGCTTTAGCTTCTTAAACTTATCGTCTTTTAAAAGCCTTGGGTTTTTTGGAAGCCCATCGACTTGACCAGTGTTGTTTTTAAGCTGAGAAGTTTTAACTATTTGCGTTTGCATACTTCAAAATTTTATTTCCGTAGGTCGATGTTTTTCTATGGCAATTAATGCACAAGGTTCTGCCATTTTCCAAAGAAAACCTAAGTTCTTCGTACAGAGCAAATGGCTTTATATGGTCAGCGTGTAACTCGCCCCCTCTTACATTGCAATGAACACAGGTGTAGTTGTCTCTTTCAAAAATTGCTTTTCTCCAATTCTTGTATTCGGCACTTTTTCTTACTGCCTCATTTTTGGGGGTTTTGCCATTTTGCCAATTCCAGTGGTTTTTCCCTGAAACTTTTGGATATTTTAATCCTATATGAGAATGTATCAATTTTTTGCGTGTTTCTTCTGAAATAGTCCTACCCTTGTTTATTCCTTTTTTGCCTAAAGTTCCTCTAGGGTGTTCTTTACCTTCCCACATTTTAACTCCCTTGTTCCATGGAGTTTTTCCGATTTTAGCAATAGACATTTTCGCCCTTACTTCAGTTAAAGCTGAATTAAAAATAGCAGAGCATTTTCTATTGCAAAAAATAGGTGTTCTTGTTTTGCAGCCTTTATTGCTACTAAAAGTGTTACTACAATTTTTGCAAACATAGTTTTTCATGCTGCAAATATAACTATTATCCCATTGATTAGCTAATGCCTTTCCCCTTTTTGAGGTCTTTAGGTTTTCTGGATTGCATAAACTAACTATTTCTTTTTTGTCGGCTTCTTGGCCGTCTTAGCGGCCTGTCTGAAGTCCGATGCCGATGGTGCGGCCTTAGAGCCTACACGGTTCATCTTCTCGCCTGAACCTGCTTCAATGCGTTTCTTTTTTGCGTTGATGTT